CATTATCCGCAGAACATCTAGGGCTATCGGAGCAGCTGCAAAGAACAGGGCAAGGATGTACAGAAAGGTCGAAAGACCAACAGGCAGCCTTGTTGTAAAGCCAGATGGTCTTGACCTACTTAAAGCCTCAGACCGCCTTATTCTTGAAGAGCACATCGAGCAGACAAAACCACAGTTGATTGTCATGGGCCCTCTATATAAGGCTTTCGTCGACCCAGGCGGACGTACTTCCGAGTCGGTAGCAGTTGAAGTTGCAAAATATCTTGACTATGTGCGCACTACATACGGATGCGCAATGTGGCTCGAACATCACGCTCCGCTAGGGACAAGCATGTCAACAAGAGACCTCAGACCATTCGGCTCTGCAGTGTGGTCAAGATGGCCAGAATTCGGTGTTTCCTTGCAGCCAGACCTAACCGCGCCAGCACCGTTTATTTATGATGTTCGCCACTTCAGAGGCGCGCGAGATGAGAGGTACTGGCCGACCAAAATACGCCGTGGCAAGGAATTCCCGTTTGAAGTGCTTGAGTTTGCTAATGTTTCAGGAGAGCATAAGTGAACAGGCACGTTTATGGCAGAGGACAGAAACAATAAACCGGTAACCAGGGAATTCCTGTCCGAAAGAGATGCCCGCATTTTTAAGATGCGGCAAGCCGGAACATCTATTCAAGAAATAGCAAGAAGATTCGGCGTTAGTACCGGCGTTGTATCCAATGCCGTAAAGAGACAGCTGGAAAAGCTAAACAAAGAAGCAATGCTCGCCTACCCGGAAGTTCTTCGGATGGAGCTTGAGAGGCTCGACAATCTCCAGCAAGCCATTTGGCCGCTAACTCAACACCGCAAGGTTCGCATGGACGATGGGTCAGAAGTTTCTGTTGAGCCAGACATGAAGGCTATCCAGCAGGTGCTCTCAATCATGGACAGAAGAACAAAACTTCTTGGAATGGACCACGTGAACCTCAATGTCCAGATGGACGCCAACCTTTCCAATGCAGACCCAGTGCGTGTAACACTTGCTGGGGCCACCGCAAACCAGGAAGTAGAGAAGTTCGACCCAGAGTCAGAAGCCAGGAAACTTCTTGAACTTATGGGCGCGTCTGGAATACTTCCGCCAGCAATGATTAGGCAACTTCTTAGTGGTGGAGAGATAGTTGATGCAGAAGTCATAGATAACGAACCGGAAGAAACGGAAGAGGAAGAGATGCTCGCCATTGAGCAGCCAGAATAACTATGGATAAAAATAAACAAATCAGAGAAGCCATAGACAAGGTCATGGAAGATGACAAAAATCTTTCTATAGCGAATCCGGCAACATCTGGCGGAGAAACGGTAGACAAGCAGGTTCTCATACGCGCTTCCGAGCATGACAGGGATAGATGGAAAGATGCCGCAGAAAAATCTGGCACAACCCTTTCAGCATGGATTAGGGATTCATTAAATCGAAGTGCATCAGATGCCCTTGACTGCCCACACCCTCTCAACTCGAGAAGGTTTTACCCGTGGGCAGAAATATGTCTTGCCTGCAATACACGACTCAAGGAAAACGTTGGGAAAAACAAAAAGCGTCCCAAGTAGCTAGTTCCGCTACCCGGGTTCTACTTAAAAGTAGAATATTCCCCATGGAAAACAAACCTGAAAATGTCTCACCTAGGCGCAAGCAGTGGCCCAATAGGAACATAGTCAGGGAAGTCTCAGGCGATGGTCCGGTAAAACGGAAGTACTTATCCAACAAATTTGAGAATAAGGAAAAGCTTGAAAAGCCCATCCGCATGGAGATAAAAGGCATTGCCAAGGAGCAGGCACTTGCCGAAATGGGTCAGCAGGATGAAGTTCAGTCAGTGCCTACAAAACCTGACATGGCTTCTCAGGTTGAGGAAATGGTGAATTCCATAACCCCTAAGTCGGAAGACGAGTTTTTTGCAATATGGTCAAAGAACAACAGGCTTGACTCAATGGGGCAGAATTTTGAAGAGAAATTCAGAACAGAGTTTGATAAGTGGATTTCTCAGCCGGAAAACAAAATTGACTTCTCGGAAAAAACTGTTTCCAGGATAAAGGAAATTGTCTCATCCGCAATAAACGAGTCTGCCAGATTCAAACAGGCTGTACAAAAGTTTGGATTCCCAATAATCGTCGCAAAAACAGAAAGCGCCGAGAGAGCATCCTTGACAAAAATGGGTGACCCGGAGGCTACCGAAAGTGAAATAGGCGTTACATCCGATGCCTTCACTACAAGCATGTGCTTTATGCCGTCTGTAATTAATTCTATTTACGACAACGGCGACAAGCCAGATACGACATTGACATCGAGCAGGTCAACGACGCCCAAGATGGGCGACCCACTTATCGACCCGACAATCAATGGTCAAATAAGACACGAGTGGTCGCACTATCTAATCGCTGATGCGCTAAATGATTCCGAAAGAGTTAATCGGAACAATAATTTAAAGTCGAAACCCGGAATCAAGCTTTTCAATATTGCAGAAAAGTACATGTCCGATTCGACGATGATGCAGCTTCTGGATAAGGAATTTTCAGAAACAGCAAACACGCCGAGAACAATTACTAGATACGCCCATGCAAACATGTTTGAAATGTTCGCAGAAGGAATGAGCGCCTATCTACATCCTGATACATCATTCGAAAGATTTGTAATGAATGCGGCCCTAAGAAAAGACATTAAAGACGCACTGGGAGAGTGAATATCTAATGAGTGGCTATGACGACGATGATGATGAGATGTTCGAGGAATACCAGAGATATGTAATAGCAAATCCCGGTATCCCGGAAGATTACGAAACGTGGCTACAGTCTCAGCCACTCGGCAATAGGCGTAGACCGAAAAAACAACGCCCCAAGAAGTTCACAGACTACGGAGACTAAAATGCCAATGCCAGCAAATTCAAAGAATCCAGAAGCTGCGCTTGCTTCGCTGAAAATAGCAACCCACAATTTTTTTCTTCAGAACAATGACCTGATGGATATGATTGTTGTCGCCGAAAATGACGCATCACCCAAGAAGGACCATGCGTCTATTGCTGAAAAATCTATGAAGATTGACCCATCTGAAATGATGGAAGAATCTACTTCTTCAGAACAGCCTTAAGTTCTTCCTCAAGAATCTTTGCGTACTCGTCAGCGTGACGATGCTGAAGGACAAGGAGAGCCCTTCTCCGTGCTTCCTGCTTCTTGCCAGTCATCTCCTTGCGGTTCTGGCGCTCTTGGTCGGATAGGCGAGGCCGGCCACGAACAAGCCCTCGCTTCTTGAGTGTGTCATATTCGGACATTCTGAAATCTCCTTTTTGGTGGACTTTCACAAGATACACGTAATCTATTGACACAGCAACACCGAACATAAATTTTGTTGATAGTATTTCGGCGTGGAAGAGCTAGACCTTTATTTATCAGAGCTTTCAGATGTTTATTCATTTGATAACCATTTCCGGGTATCAATAGAAAGCGTTATAGACAGACTTCTAGAAATAAGGAATGTTCTGCACAAACAAAAACGCGAGATAGTCATTGACGGGGACGAATTGAGCAAGTATTTTCGTGGCAACAGGAACCACGATGACTAGAAAAGAATACGACCTCCCACAGCGCGTCTTCGACTGGAAGACAGACCTATCATTTGGACTAAAAGGTGAAGGGCTCGTATCCGGCTTCCTAGATGCAATGTCATCCGGAAGTTTTGAAGTGAAGACCGATAGATATCGCAACGGAAGAATGGTTGTTGAGACTAATCAAAATCCGCGTGGCAAAGTAGACGAGAACGGTGAGCAGGTTTGGGTTCCAAGCGGTATAAATGTTACTACCGCTAAATGGTGGGTATACGTTTTTTCCATTGGTGGAGCTTTTGTTGTTGTTGATACAGAGAGACTTAAAAGGTACTTGAGAATAAACAGGCACAAATTCAATGAGTCAACCAAGAGGTCTCTTGGTGGCGAAGACAATCCGGCACGAGGATTTCTTCTGATGGCAAATGATGTAAAAGATTTACTGACAAACGAAGACTATGATGTCGACATCGCTTGTCAGTAAAAAAGACAGAACAAGGAAATAGAAATTGCAAACATTTGTTCCCTACGCAGATTTTGAAAAGTCTGCTACTCACCTAGATATGCGCAGGCTGGGAAAGCAGCGTGTAGAGACTCTGCAAATTATCAACGCAATAGTTTCACCTGACAAAGGATGGAAGAATCATCCTGCCACGAAGATGTGGAGAGAAAACGTAAATGGCCTTTCTGCTTATGGCGTAGCAATCTGTGATGAATGGATTAGCCGTGGATACAAAGACACATGCAGAGACAAAATTATTTCTCTGGTAGAACCACACGCAGAAGACACCCCCTATTGGTGGGGAGACGACAGAGTTCACGCATCACATCGCTCGAACCTTCTCAGAAAACTTCCGGAATACTACGGCGTATTTGGCTGGTCAGAAGATGACTCTATGCCGTACTTCTGGCCCGAAGAACGAATATACGCCTAATCATGCGAGCCCTCGTAGCTCAGTGGTTAGAGCAGCACTCTTATAAAGTGTTGGCCGTGGGTTCAATTCCCACCGGGGGCACTCTACAAAGAAGGAGAAAACTTGTCCTACAATAGGTACAACAGCCGTCGCCCCAACAGCGGACCATTTTACAGCACGCGCGGTGTCGGACTTTTCAGAGACGCAGATTTGCGCTCATGGCTAGAGACTCAGTCTGAATCTGATTTTGCCATAAGCCTCTGTCAGTTTTATGACTCCAGGGGAGGGTTGACTGAGAAGCAGCTCAACTCTGCTGTCAAGTTGCGTTTGCGCCTGGATTCTAAATACGACCCATACGGCAAAAACGTTGCAATAGGTGTTTATATCGATAGAGAGAAAGACACCATCTACAAGCTTTCATGGAAAGAAGATGGGAACCTAGAAACACGCTCACTCCGTTCTAGGCGCTCCGACTTGCCGTACTGGAAAGACGTAAAGGACGCCAATAAGCGAGCATTCTTTAACGAAGTCGGCAATGGAAGGATAGAAAAACTATCTGAAGAAGAACTCATTGGAATCGGAAAGAGGACCGGAATTTGTTGCGTCTGCGGCAAAGCGCTGGACAACGAGAAGAGCATCGCTGCCGGAATAGGCCCATACTGCCTCAAGCAACAGCGGGAAAAGGAATAGGCAACTGTTATGACTGCTAAGAAGAAAAGAAAAAATAAACGCAGACAGCCATCAGACCCAAGAACCAGTGCAATAGTTTCTAAAGCCGGTCCGGTGAAGATAACAAGAGCCGATGGAACTGTTGAATTTCAAAAACCAATGAAGCCAACCAAAGACAGCAGTAAGCCATTTGCTCCCGTCCGTGCTAGGAAGGCGTTCTAGCCATAGGCGGCAGGGTGAATTATTTACGCCTACTGGTGCGAAAAAATACTCCTGTTACGCAAATACGAGTCACTCTTTAAATATTGTTCCTTTTCGCGTAAAAGCGTTACGCACTTGCAAAGGAGAACCAGTGAATTTAGAAACACTAAATATAGAGGAATTGGACCCACGGGTAATGCCACAACTTTGTTTAGATTGTGGTTTTAAGAAAGTGACAACACAGGCTGACTTCTTGTCGCACATGTGGCTTCATGAAGAACTTGATGAAATCCTGAATGGGCTCGGCGTTGAGCAAGAACGACTTGGGGTTGAAATCTCGTTTGCAGAAAGACCAGAAGAAGACTAGGATTAATGGCTGGACAGGGCGCTTAGCTCAGCGGTAGAGCAACTCGTTTACACCGAGTAGGTCGGGGGTTCGAGACCCTCAGCGCCCACAAAATAAACCGAAAGAAAACAATGGCACTAAGAGACTCAAACCACATACCTTTTCACAAACGACCTAAGCCCGCTTATCTTCTATGGATACGCCCTGACGATAGGCGTGGACATGACGTGAAGACCCTGAACGACTATGATGGATACAGATTCCTTCATACATGGCAGGAAGGTCGTTGTGCGATGTGTGGAAGAGATGGGGACAGACTAGTTCTCGACCATTGCCACGAAACCGGCCTGGCTAGAGGCTTCCTATGTGCTCCATGCAATACAAAAGAGTCAAAGGGCGGCAACCTCGTCGAATGGCAAATTTATAGAAACTTTCCCCCTACGGTATTGCTAGGGCTAAAGTTCTATTACAACGACTTCGGTCAAGCACCGTACCCTTTGGAGCATCCAGTTACAAAAGAGGATGTCGAATCCGGCATTGATTCGTGGAGCAACGAATACTGCTACGAGATGGTGAAGCGTTTCTGCAACTACCAGGCCGACCTTAATTGGATAAATTCATCCGAGATGAGGGAACTAATTCGTAAATCGATAGCCTATGTCAGAGAATCCTCAGCAACTAGAAGTGAGCCAGCATGAATAACACGGATAAATCAGTTAGCTATACAAATACATGTATAAAGTGCGATAAGTCGATGATTTCAGAAGACGGAAGTCGCATCGGCGGAATGATGAATTGTGTTTCCCTTCGTGGAGAGATTATTTTCAGCACTACATGTTGGGAATGCTCTCTTTCAGAGGACAACTAATCCAAATCGGGCCTTTAGCTCAGTTGGTTAGAGCGCCGGACTCATAATCCGTTGGTCGTGGGTTCAAGTCCCACAGGGCCCACCACCTACACAAAGGAAAGCAAAATGGCAACCAAGTTCATACTCATCAAGCGCGAAAAAA